AGTGGACGCAGTAGGTTTTCAGGAGATTGGTGTCAGGCATCCAGTCCAGAGTCATCTCCACTGGCGCCTTTGGGTCGACAGGGATTGGCTCCTCGGGAGGATCTTCAGGCGGTTCGTCCTCCAAGTCGCTAAAACCTTCGAACAACTCGCCTCGTGGCTCGCCCGCGTTGAGAGAGTGGTGTTGATCTTCTTCAGGAATCAGTGAATCAGGAATCAGGGCGTTATTGGAATCACTGTTAACGGTTTCTAACGGTTCTTTAACGTTAAACTCCGGTGCTTTAACGTGTACCTTCCGTTGTTTGCCAAGCTGAACAACATTTTTCTTCCGGTCGTTAACGGTGAGAAAACCGTCTTTGTCAGGGAGATTGCTGTCTTTCTCTGAGCCGTGAGGGTTCTGGTGCTTCTGAAAGTTGGTGATCTCTATGACAGAGAAGCCTTCAACCAGATAACGCGTGATGAAGCCGGTATCAGCGAGACGATCCAGGCCTTCGCCCACGTCATAGGCGTCAATTGGGAAAAGCTCCATGCGGATACGCTTCGGGCGGTCCTCAAGACGGCCCTCGCGATCAGCCAAGCACCACATGCCGATGAACAACAAGCGGTCAAACGCAGGAAGCTCGGCAAGCAATTCGTTACTGAACAGGCCGGGTTTTATATTTCTTGCGCGAGCCATTAGAAATCCACCTCGATCACGTTTGAATGATGCAAACGAGGCAGCAGGCCGGCCGCATCTAGCTCATTAATCTGAGTCCATACGTCGTTCTTGATGCACTCACTCAGAATGTCTGTGTTGCACTGAAGCCAGTGAAACGCCAGCCCAGGAAGGCATTTGAAGAACTCACGGCCTGGGTTGATCCGGTGCTCGTCCAGCCCGGCATGGATGGCTCGCTCAATACGATCCGGCGACACAACCTCTACGTAGAACTCAATCTCGAAAGCAAGAGGAGCTGATGTTGAGGAGGAAAGCTCCCAGCAGCGCATAGACGGCGCCCTGTCAGTTCTCCCGATCTTGCATAGGCCCGGCATCGCTGGGTTGGATAAGCAGTAGATAAATCCAATGTTCATTGGTATGATTCCTTCAACGAAACGCTGTAGAAAGAGCCGCCCTGCAAGGCGGTTTTTTTGTGCCTGGGATTCACGCCCGAGCCTTGTGCAACTCAATCACCGCGCCGATAGCCTCAAGGCTTGCCGACATGTACTTGGCGTGCAGTGCGCGGATCTTCTTGGCCTCATCCGCGTCAATCTCGCCGTCGGACAATGCATGGGCGACCATCTGATCAAGGGCGCCACGTTGAGCGGATGCATTCAGTGCGCGCTGATAGAGGTCCACGTTGTCGAGCTGCCCCGCCTCGGGGATCTTCACGAACACGCCGCCGTAGAGCGCGCTGACGTAATCCGGTAGAAGCTCGGTCTTCGTCTCACTCTCCAGCACGAACAGCTCGGCATCGCTCAAGGGCTTGCAGCCTGCCGTTTCGTAGATCTGGTTCTCCAGGCGCTTGGTCTTGATGCCAAGGCGTGCAGCAGCGCAGTCCATACCGCCTGGGAAGGCATTGGCGATGGCGGCCATGACCTGCCTGCGGGTGTCTAGTACGGGGTTTTTCATGTCCTAGTTTTTCCTTTGTGCTGATCCGGCCAAAATGCCATCACCGAAATGATCAAGGACGCATCCATGACCAACTCAGAACTCCAGGGCGAGATAGCCGCCCTTCGATGCTTTGCTGCTGCCACGGCCTCAACCCTTCCCCTCGCCTGCCAGCTTCGAATCTGGCCTTCCTTCGAAGCGTTTTCCGATCTCGCCAAGTTCAAGCTCTCGGATGAGGTGCTTGCAGGGTTTGAACGGACGACGCTTTCGTTGAGGGCTAAGCGGCCGGTGATGGGTTAGGCGGCTGATTTCTTCAGAGCCTGGGCCGGGTCATCCTCGCGCTTGGCGATGAGTACTCCGGCTGACTCCTTCTCCAAAACGCATTGCATTGGGTAGGAGAAGCCGCCAGCGGTACGGCACTGGGAGACGCGACTGCCGGTAACGCCAAGTGCGTCACCAATTGCGCGGCCAGTGCTGAAATGTGTCAGTGCTTCGTCGTAGGTCATGGGTTGTCTCCAGTGTCTACGCCGAGTTTAGAGTTCTTAACAACACAAGGCAAGTTATCTAAACAATGATTTGTTTAGAATCCTAAATATGGAATTCAAAGACCGCGTGACCGCGCGCATGAAGGCGTTAAACCTGAGCGCGACCGACATAAGCAAGGCGACTGGCGTTTCAAAAGCGACGGTCAGCTTCTGGGTGAGCGGGACCAATGGCGCGAAAGGGAAAAACCTTCTTTCCCTAGCCAAGGCCCTCGATTGCTCGCCTGATTGGCTATCTGAGGGCACCGGGTCGGCCGATGTCGCATCTACCGATAATTCCAAGGTAGGCATGTCAACGGCCGAGCTTGTGGCGCAGATGCTGACTTCGAAGGCTGGCAAGAATCTCTCCGACAAGGCGCGCGAAACGATGCTTGCGGCTGCGGCTGCGGCTGACAGCCCTACCGAGACGAACTCCAGTTATTTGCCATCGAACTATGGCTCCCTTCGCCCCACGAACGACGAGATCCTCATCCCCCAATACGACATCCGGGCGGCAATGGGTGATGGCCAGTTACCGCCTGATTACACAGAGGTGGTACGGAATCTGGTAGTGCGCGAGGAGCTGCTACGCGAAAAAGGCGTGACTTACACCGCCGCCGCATCCCTGGCCATGATCAATGGATGGGGCCAGAGCATGGAAGGCACCATCAACGACAAGGATTTAGTGATCGTTGATAAGGGCGTGAGGGATTTCATCGGTGAGGGAATCTACGTGCTGACCTGGCACAGAGAGTTGTACATCAAGCGGATGATGCGACTCGACGAAGACAACTACCGCCTGATCTCTGATAACCCGCACTACGAGAACCAGACGGCACGCATTGATGACGTGACAATTCACGCGAAGGTACTGTTGATCTGGAATGCCAGGAAGGCCTAAGCCTGAGAGGCTTTACATCGCTGAAAGGATTTCAAATGCGCATCATCACAGCCATGCTGTTACCTATTGCTCTGGTTGGCTGCGCCGTGCGGCCGCCGGAGCCGCCGCCAGCCATCGACCCTATGGCTGTCTGCTATTCGAAACCCCAGTGCGATGCGATGTGGTCTGAGGCAATGGTCCAGATACAGAATCTAAGCGGGATGCGGCTTCAGACCGCGACGGAAAACTACATCCAGACCTACAACGCCATCGACTTCAATCGGCTATCCGCTACCGCCAGGAAGATTCCACGCCCGGACGGGTCTACCGTCATCGACGCCAGCTTTAGCTGCAACTATTGCGGGAATTTGTCGTACAAGGCACTGAATCTGTTCACCGGCTCCGTAAAGTACGCGGGACAAGGCTTCGCGACACCAAGCGCGCCAGCAGCAGCGGCAGCACCTCTGCCAACACCGAGCCATACCGCTGACGACTATCGGAAAGCTTTCAGCGATCCAGGTCAGACGAAGTAGCATCGCGTCATCGGCCAGGCCATCAGGCGCGGCGGGGATTTGTAGCACAGGAAAATGTGAGCTTGAGTAGCGCCAACGCATTGCATTATCTGATTCATGTAGACGCAAAAACGAATCTATTTTTCACGCGCTCAGGAAGGAACCGTATTTGAAAAAGCTTAGGAGAAGCGCTGTTTATTTGTTTCGACGTCGCGCGCTAGATGAACTATCTAAAGTGCATGCCAAAAGAGGCAGCAAGGACGGTCAACCTCCACCGCGCTTCAGCGTTGTCCGATCGCCTCCACACCTTGATATTTATGACGGCGACCCGCGCAGGCAGACGCTGATATTCATTGAGAAGGTACGCCGATTAGTGAGCGAAGGGTCTAGGCGGATCTGGATTGATTTTTCAGACACCAGAAAGTTTGGCTCTGGAGGAGCGATTCTCTTTTTCGCGGAGCTTTCCCGCCTGATCGAATGCACGAAATCGTTGATGATCAGAGGATCGCTGCCAAGGAGCAATAAAGCTGCGCAAGTCCATCAACAAATAGGGCTATCCCGGCTCCTCAAGACAAAAAACAAAACTGAATGCCTCGATGGGGACGTCGTAAATTGGAGAAGCGCTCGGGGACAGGGGGCGGTTGGAGAAAAATACGACGAAATCATGGGCTACTATGACGGGAGGATCACGGAATCTCTCCAGTCAGAGCTGTATACGGGCATCACGGAAGCCATGACTAACGCTCACCAGCACGCCTATATCGATCAACGCGGCGACGGCATTACGACACCATCCACCTATCGCCCATGGTGGATGTTTTCACAAGAAAAGGATGGGAAGCTTTCTGTTGTTTTTTGCGATCTAGGTATAGGCATCCCTTCTTCGCTGCCTCGCACAAGGCCACGGTTGTGGCACCTAATGCGGAATATGACGCAGGGGCGTCAAATAGAAGGCGCGGTTCGGGAAAGCCAGACCCGCACCAAGAAACAACACCGCGGGAAAGGATTGAGACAAATTATCCAGACGATCAGCTCGTCCGAAGGCGGAAAGGCCATAATCTTGAGCAACAAAGGATGGTACTCTATGAAGGCAGGTAAGAGAGCGTCTGGAGATTTTTCAGACTCGATCATGGGCACCGTAATTTACTGGCGAATGCCGCTGCCGCCGAGGCTTGAATCATGAAAACCATCAGTCTAGCAAGGGATTTCACGAAATTTCCTGCAGGCCGCTACAGAGACGACGGCCCCTATAGTGGCGAGCTATTCAGGGAAACGTACCTCACGCCCGCCTTGAAGTCGGACGAAGCGATCACTATCGATCTTGATGGC